CCGGGGCCGGCCCCCCCCCCCACCACCCCCGGAAGGAACACCGCGTGAGCATCAAGGTCCAGCTCGACGGCCGCACCACCGGCCAGAACGCCGACACCCTCGACGGGCACGCCGGACGGCTCTGGGCCAACCCCGGCAGGCCGATCCTCGTCGTCGGCGAGTACATCGAGTCCGAACGCGTCCAACCCCGCGAAGGCCTGCAGAAGGACGCCCGCATCCGGCTGTCGCTCGAGCACTGCGAGGTCGCCCTCAACGTCGAGCAGGAACACCTGCTGCGCAACGCAATGCGCGCCCTGAACAAGCAGCGGACCGTGTCCGGCACCTTCGACGAGATCACCGGCGGGTTCGAGTACGACCAGCAGGTCCTCGACACCCTCGAAGGTGGGCTCGACGCATCCGAAGCCGTCCGTGCCCGGGGCGGGCTGGCGGCCGCGCACAAGCGGCTTGCCGAGATCCTCCGGAAGAACGACCGAGACTACGTCCGGCTCCGCAAGGAGTCCCAGGCGCTGCTCGAGGTCATGCGGCAGATGCTCGACGAGCAGCTGGATCCGAAGACCGTCGCCGAGGCCGAGTTCATCGCCGCGGCCGCGAAGGTCGAAGCAGAAGAAGCCGCAAGAGCAGTTGCTGCACAGCAGCGCCTCGACGAGACCTCCCCCGAAGACGACGGCGACGACGAGCCCGAGGACGACGAGGGATCGTCGTGAAGATCGGTTCGCTCTGCTCCGGCTACGGCGGCCTCGAGATAGCGCTGCAGTTGGCTCACCCGCAGGCCCGCGTCGCCTGGCACGCCGAGATCGACCCGGCCGCCAGCCGTGTCCTCGACCGCCGCTGGATGCACGTCCCGAACCTCGGCGACATCATCGCCGTCGGCTGGAACGGCGTGCCTCGCGTCCACTGGCTGACCGCGGGCTACCCGTGCCAACCGTTCTCCCTCGCCGGCTCGCGGAAGGGCACCACCGATGACCGGCACCTCTGGCCCCACATCGCCGACGCCATTCGCGTACTACGACCCAGCAGCGTGCTGCTTGAGAACGTCGCAGGGCACCTTTCCCTGGGATTCGATCGAGTGCTCGCCGACCTTGCCGCGCTGGGGTTCGATGCGCGCTGGGGATGCGTTCGCGCTTCCGACGCCGGCGCTCCTCACCGACGCGAGCGACTGTTCGTCGTCGCTACCGACACCGCGCGCGACGCGTGGCGGTTCGGCCACAGAGACCGTCGTGCTGCTGCCCACCCCGACGGCGTGCGAAGCCACGGGCCCAGGGCACGCAACGGATGGCGGTCGGAACCTGCGCACCGAGGTATCGCTCCTGCCGACGCCGGTGGCGAGCGAGTGGAAGGGCGCGACGAACCCGATCGGTCGCGGCCGTCGTCCGAGCGACGGCCGGCTGACCGACGTGCTGCTCCCAACCCCGACGGCGGGGGACGCGAAGAATGCCCGCAACGCGACGGCTTGCCGCAGCGACCCGAACTCGACCCACCACGCCGGAGAAACCCTGACGGACTGGGCGTCCCCTCGTGGGGCGCATACGAGCCAGCCATCCGCCGATGGGAACGGGCAACCGGACGACCAGCTCCCCGGCCAACTGAGCCTGGACGAAACGGCGAACGGCTGAGCCCGCGCTTCGTCGAGTGGCTGATGGGCCTGCCGGCTGGCTGGGTCACCGACGTCCCCGGACTCACCCGCACCCAGCAGCTCAAGTGCCTCGGCAACGGCGTCGTGCCGCAACAGGCACTGCTCGCTCTGCACCTCCTAGACCAGTCGTCGGTGGCGGCATGACCTACCGGAAGACCCTCGGCTTCGTCCCGATCCCGCTGCCCAAGCCTCGGATCCGGGGCTGCGACGACGGTGCGCACTACATGCGCGCCCATCTCGGCGTCGACGGCGTCAAGGTCTGGCGCTGCGTCAGATGCCCAGCCGAACGTCGATTCCGCGCCGCCCTGTTCCCGAACGACGACCAAAGAGGAGCCTGACCGTGGACCAAGACACCGCGATGGTGATCCTCGCGACCGGGTTTCTCACCGGCGCACTGATCCGATCCGGTTCCATCGACGACCAGGCCGTCCACCCCCTGGTCGACCACAAGGGCGAAGTCACCAACCGGCTCCGCGTGTACCTATTCGACCGGTGGTTCGACATCACCGTCGACCCTGCGGAGGAAGCCGATGTCCGCCCCTTCTAGCGACTGCACGTGCGGGCACACCCGCGCCGCGCACGGCCGCCGCCGCATCACCAGCGAAGTCGTCGCGCTCACCGCATGCCAGCTCATCTGCTGCGACTGCCGCCAGTACAAGGCAGCCCCCGTCGACCTCGAGCTGACCGCCGACGACCTCGCGCTGCTGAACGGGACGGCCCACCGATGAGCGACCCGACCACGATCTGGATCACCACCGAGCCCGACGTCGAGGGCGTCTATCAGCCCGTCGTGATCCTGGGCAAGGACCGGTCGTACTCCCTCGCCGGCGAAGCGGGCCAACGCTACGCCGGGCACGTCATCGGGGCCGCGGCCATCGCCGAACACGAAGCCGCTATCGCCGCGCAGATCGCGAAGATGACCAGCCCCGACCACGCGCTCCTGACGCTGAAGGACTTCCGCGCCCGACGCCTTCGACCCGTCACCTCAGGTACGGCCCTCGAGCTGGTGCCCGGCGTCAGCCTCTACACCGGCGAACCGTTCCTAGGCGTCGAGATCGACGGCAGGCGAGTCGGCCAGTGGACCGTCGCCGACGCGCGCGGCCACGCCCAACACGCACTCACCGCCGTCGTCGTCGCCGAGCTGGACCAGGCATACCTCTACGTCCTCACCGACGACGTCGACCTCCCCGAGCCGGCCGCGCGCGCCGCCGTCGCGGCACTCGCCGAATTCAAGAGGAGCAGCCCGTGACCGAACGCCGCGTCATCCGCTTCGAGGTGCCCGTCGACGACCAGGACCACACCCTCGTCCTGCCCGCGTACAGCCCGCTCCTCAAGGTCGGCGCCCGAAAGGTCGACACCGTCGAGTTCTGGCTCCTCGAGGTCCCCTCCGCCTACCCGCCCACCCCGCGCGCCTTCCGCGTCTTCGGCACCGGCCAGCCCATCCCCGACAGCTACACCTACCTCGGCACACCCGAACCCGTAGCCGGCGGCGCGCTGGTCTGGCACCTCTTCGAACGGCTGATGCCCGATGGCTGACCTCGGCTACGAGGACCACCACCGCGTCGCCCTCGCCCGCGAACTCACCGCCGCCGCAGGCTTCCCCCTGCGCGACCGGTACGGCTTCGCCGCCCGCGACGAACACGTCCTGTTCGTCGTCAACGTGCTGTTCGAGAACCCCGACGACAAAGTCGCCGGCGACGCCATCGGCATGGCCAACTGCGAGGGCGCCATCGAGATCGCCGAGAACTACGACTGCATGGCGTCAGAGGCCTACGAGCAAGGCATCATCGCCGCGCTCCGGCCGCTGGTCCAGGACCGCCGCAAGGCAGCACGGCGGGCACTCGGATGATGCCCCCGTTCTCCTACTACGGCGGCAAGACGCGTATCGCCGAAGGCATCGCGGACCTCTTGCCCGAGCACCAGCACTACGTCGAGCCGTTCGCCGGCTCCCTCGCCGTGCTCCTGGCCAAGCACAGCCCGTCACACATGGAGACGGTCAACGACCTTGATCACGCCATCGTCGAGTTCTGGCGAGTGCTCCGCGACCGGCCCGCGGCCCTGGCGCGCGCATGCGCGCTGACCCCGCACGCCCGACACGAATGGGAACGCTGCAAGGACCTCGACGAACCCCCGGACGAGATCGAACGCGCCCGACGGCTATGGGTACGGCTCACTCAGGCCCGATCCGGGCGCCTCACCCGCACCGGCTGGCGGCACTACGTCAACCCCGCCGGCGTCTACACCTCGTTTCCCGAGTACTTGGACGCCTACGTCGACCGGATGGCCGCCGCGGCCGCTCGCCTCCACCACGTCTCGCTCGAGTGCAGGCCCGCGGCCGAGCTGATCGACAAGTACGGCGCGCACCGCGACGTGCTGCTCTACGTCGACCCGCCCTACCTCGGCAGTACCCGATCGAACGACCGGTCCTACCGGCACGAACTCATCTCCGACAACGAGCACGCAGACCTGGCGGACCAGCTCAACAGATGCCGCGCCGCGGTGGTGCTCTCCGGCTACCCGTCGCCCCTGTACGACGACCTCTACGACGGCTGGCACCGTGCCGAGATCCGAACGGGAACCGGGCAGGGCCCGAACGGCTGGAAGAACCGGACCGAGGTCCTGTGGTCCAACCGGCCCCTAGGTGCCAGAACGCTCTTCGACGGCGCAGGTGCCAGCGCATGAGCCGCCGTCAGGAGCACGTGCGCGACGAGCTGGACCAGCGGATCCGCGACCTCGAAGCCGAACGCTGCAGACCCGTCCCCGGCGACTACCACCCAAGCCGATGGTCCACCGCCAAAGAACGCCGCCAAGCACTCGCCGAAGCGATCGGCACGACCGACACCTATGAGGAGTCCTAGACCATGGCCCGCATCCGCTCGGTCAAGCCCGAGCTTCGGACCAACCTCACCGTGGCAGGCTGGCCCCGCGAGGTCCGCTACGCGTGGGTCCTGCTCTGGGGCTACCTCGACGACGACGGCCGCGGCCTCGACGACGGGCGCCTGCTCGTCGCCGACCTGTTCCCGCTCGACCGCGACGTCACCGAGAAGAAGCTCGACGCCTGGCTCGACCTCATGGCGCAGGAGACCCGGATCGACGACGCGCCGCCCCTGTGCCGGTACGACGTCCACGGCATCGCGTACCTCCACGCGACCGGCTGGGCCAGGCACCAGCGGATCAACCGGCCCCGGCCTTCGAGGTTCCCGCCGTGTCCGAAGCACGACAGCGAGATCACCGCGGATGCACGGAGGCCTCAGTGAATCCGCATTGCGATTGCAGTGAGTCGTTCACTGCAAATGTCGTGAACGGTTCAGTGACCGATTCACGCCCTCGCGCGCAGGCCCGCGTGCCCGCGGATCAGGGAGCAGGGATCAGGGAGGGGATCAGGGAGCAGGGAGCACGTGCGTCAGTGGTTGCGCAGTTCTGTGGTTCGGTTCGGTGCGAGGTTGATCCAAACCAATCGGCCTGTAGCGCGCGAGGCCCATTTGGCTTGGCGAGCTCAAATGCCTAGCCAGACCGAGATCGCGCGCCTCGCCGCCGCCGTGAACCTGCTGCGGCCCGACTGGCCGGCCGCGTCGATCCAGACGTTCATCGCGTCCAAGCACGCACACCGGCCGCTGCAGGACCTCGCCCCGGCCCTGGTGGCCGTGGCCGCCGACCCGACCTCGACGACGCCGGCGCGCATCGACAGCCCAGGCCCGTGGTGGGCGCACACCCGGCCGGCCGAGCAGCGTCCGCCGGACCCGCCGCGGTTCTGCTCGAGGTGCTCGACGCTGCACTACGACGATCAGCCGTGCGGCCGCCGCGTTGCCCCAGAGCCGGGCGCCTGCGGCCGCGGCGTCGCCGCCGCGCGCCAGATCTTGGCCGAGGCCCGCGCCAACCCGTCCGCCGAGATCCCCGCCCTCCCGGAGGCCGTCGATGGGTAAGCATTCGCTCCGACTCCACGACCTCGAGCCCTGCTCGCCGTACCGCACGACGCAGTACGGCCCGATCTGCCGCCACTGCGGCCGCACCTGGCAGTCGCGGTTCCACCGGAAGTCCCGCAGACCGCGCCACGGCGGCAAGTCGTGCTGACGCCCGCTCAGGTCGCCGCGATCGCCGCGTGCGTCCACTCCATCCGCGAAGACTGGGACACCTACGCAATCCGGGCCGCGCTCGCCCGCGTCGACCCGAAGAAGCCCGCCCACGAATGCGCGATCGCCGCCATCAAGGCCGCGGCCGACCCGGGCAACCGGTTCGCGTCGGTCATCGCCTACGAGGGCGCGCACTGGGGTCGCAAGCCGAAGTCCCGCGCCCCGGAGCACTGGCAGCCGCCCCACCCGTGCAACGCGTGCAACCGGATCCACGACCCCGGCAAGGCCTGCGGCCAACGAGATCCGGCCGTCGCCACCGACGGCGCCGCCAAGGCCCGCGCCGTCATGCGCGGCGAACTCGACCCCGACCAGCTCGACGACCCCGACGACGAACCGAGGAGCAACCCGTGAACCGCCAGGTCTTCCGCTACGAGGTCCCCGTCGACGACCGGGACCACGAACTCTCGCTGACCCCCGGCCCGATCCTCAAGGTGGGCGCCCGAAAGACCGCCGCCGTCGAGTTCTGGGCCGAGACCCACCCGGAGGGAACCGTCGAGCGCGCCTTCCGGGTGTTCGGCACCGGCCAGCCCATCCCCGCCGGCTACCTGTGGGTCGGCACAGCCGAGCCCGTCGGCCTCGGCGCCCTGGTGTGGCACCTCTACGAGCGCGAGAACCGGACCCCGGTGGGCGTCCGCCGAGCACCGCGATGACCGAGCACAAGCGGTTCATCGTCGAGTGCTCCCGCCCGCTCTGCGAAGGCGTCCTCCGCCTGTTCGTCGACACCAAAGGCGCCGCCGTCCTCGAGGCCCGCCGCCGCGGCTGGACCGGCGACGCCACCGCAATCCACTGCCCAACCCACGCCGCGAAGGAGCAACCCGCATGACCATCGAACTCGGCCAGGTCGCCTACGAGAGCTACAGGACCTGCTCGGACGGAAAGTCGCTCGTCTCGGGAGCAACCCTGCCCGACTGGTCCGATCTCGACCCGAAGATCCGCGAGGCATGGAGAGCATCCGCCGACGGCGTCAAGATGTGGCTGGAGTCTGCACACCTCCGGAGCGCGCAGTGACCGCCGGCGAGATCCGGCCCAGCGCCGGAAAGCTCATCCACGTCGACGGCACCGAAACCGAACTCCGGTTCGTCCCAACCGGCTGCAAGCACACGTTCCTCGCCGTGACCGTCGACGGCGACCGTGTGCCGTTCCGCCGCGGCGACCGCGTCGAAATCGACCGCCTCGGCCCGCGCCAGTCCGTGATCCTCGCGGATCGAGTCGAACCGTGACCCGCGACCGACAGCGCGGACACCCCAGCGGCGACGAACCCGTGGAGCTCCCCACGGTGCCGCCAGGACCAGCACCGGGCGCAGCCGGCGCATGGATCCTGCCGTTCGCGTCCTGGGCACACGGCCGCACCGAGAAACTCGACTTCGAAGGCCTGCCCGTGCCCACCCGCGTGCAGGAACTGCTCCACGCGCCGGCAGCCGTAGCTCGCGTCCTGGCGCTCGCCGGATGGTGGGAGAGCACGGGCGGCGCCCAAGGCGCGCTGCAGGCGAAGGCGATCCGAGAGGCGATCAACGCCTATCGGCCGCCGCCCGTGCCGCCTGCCCGTCCCGACGAGAACCTGATCGGCCACCTCGAGCAGTCCCGCGAAACCCGCGCTCGCCGCCGCTGGTGGCGGAAGCCGTGAGCTGCCTCGTCGACGGCGCCCGCACACGCAACGGCTGGACCCTCTGCCGTAGCTGCGCCGACACCCTGCACCGACAGCTCGCCGACGTGCCCCAGCTGAACGACGCGCTACACACCGCCGTTGCCCGACAGACCGCGCACGGCGATCGCGGCCTCCGACGCGGCACCGGCAACAGCCCCCTGCCCTACGACACCCGCGCATCCGGTGCTCTGCGCCGGCTGCACTCCGTCCTGGCCAGGTGGGCTGCGGCCATCGACCCCGCCTACAGCCCGCAGCACACCGTGCCCGTCCTCGGTCGCCACCTCTTGGGCCTGCACCACCAGCTCGTCGTCGACACCCGCGCAGCCCGCATCCGCGCCGACCTCGAGACCGCGACCAGCGGCGGATGGGCCGCAGCCGACCGACCCGACCGCCCACCCATCCCGCTCGACGTCGCCTGCCCCGACTGCGGCCGCGAGCTCTACGGCGAGCTCCACGACGAAGACGACCCACGCCCCGACCGCATCTGGTGCTGGGGACCCAACGGCGCCGAGTCCCACATCTGGGAGGCCAAGCAGTGGCTGCTCCTGCGCATCCGACTCCAGACCCGCAGACCCGCATGACCCTGGTCGACACCAAAACCGCCGCGGCCGCCCTCGGCGTCGAGCCCGCCACCATCCGACAATGGGTCCACCGCGGCAAGCTCGAGGTCGCCGGCAAGCGCCACGGCCGCAACCTCTACCGCCTCGACGACCTCGCCAGCCTTGACACACGCACCGTCACTGTCACACCATGACGCGTAATCGGTCAGACCTAGCTCACGACCGAACCACGGCCCTCGCCCAGCGGGGGCCGTACGCATTTCCAGGGGAGGTGCGCACCATGGCCGCCGTCCCCCCGCTCGTCGTCCAGTGCCACGCCTGCCAAGGCGAAATCGTCATCCCCGTCACCACCCGCCTGGTCCCCCACGACCCCGAACGCCACGCGCCCCGCACCGTCAACGTCGAGGTCCGCGTCGACACCCAGGACGCCGTGGCCAAGCACCTCGACGAGCACCACGCATGACCGCATCCGGCTGGCACCGCCTCAACCGGAACACCCCCGCCCAGAGGGCCAAGACCCGGAAGTACAACTCCGCCGAGCACAAGGCGGCCCGCGCTCGAGACGCCGCCCTCGTCGCAACAGGACGAGCACGATGCTGGCGATGCGGCCGACACATCCCGCCCGGCAGCAAGTGGCACTCCGGGCACAACGACCTGGGCGACCAGCACATGGGGCCCGAGCACGACGCCTGCAACATCAAAGCCGCGGCCGCGAAGGGCGCACGGATCGCGAACGCGAAGCGTCGTCGCCCCATCCGGATGCCCACACCGTTCCAACGCCCCCTCAGATAGCCCCGAGGTCTTTTTGGGTCAGCCGGGCGCGACCCGCGTCTGTGCCTCCCATCTCACGCGGCGCGACCCGCGTCCGTGACCCCTGGCCGTCCGCCTCGCGGCCTAGCGCGGGTAGCCCGGCCTGAGGAGGTGGGCCGAGTGGCTGAACGCGTGTGTGCCCGCGAGGGCTGTTCGGTGTCGATGGAGGGCCGTCATCCGAACGCGAAGTACCACTCGGACGGGTGCCGGAAGGCGGCCAGTCGGAACCCCGGGGCGCCGGCGAGCGAGCCGGCCAGCACGGCTGTCGAGGATGCGCTGGCTGCGGAGCTGCGGCAGCTCGGCGTGTACGAGTCGTACGAGGGCATCGTCGCGATCAACCTGGCGAAGCAGCTGGACAACGGGAGCGTTCGCGGTGCGGCGTACGCGTCGCTGTCGAAGGAGCTGGATCGTCGGGTGGACGCGCTGCGACTGAAGGCCGTTCGGCCGGACGACCGAGTGAAGCGGATCGCGTCGGCGATCGAGGACAAGCGTTCGAAGCTGCGGGCGGTGTGAGCGCCGCGGTTCTTGCGGGCCTGGAGCGGCCGCCGCGGTGGCACCACGTTCCGGAGCACGCGGCGACGTACGGACCCGAAGTCTCGGATCTGTTCGAGTCGGTCGGGCAGTCGCTCGACCCGGAGCAGCGCCTGGTGCTCGACGCGAAGTTCGCGGTCGACGAGCGGGACCATCTGGTCGCGACGGAGTTCGGCGAGTCGGCACCTCGGCAGAACATCAAGACACACGGCGGCAAGGCCGCGTCGCTCGGGGACCTGGTGCTGTTCCGGGTGCCGCAGGCGCTGTGGACCGCGCACCTGCGCCAGACCGCCTACGAGGTGTTCCGCAACGCCGAGGGCACGGGCCTTGCGGACCTGTTCGACAACTACGACGACCTGCGCAGGCTGGTCTACGAGATCAACGACTCCGACGGTGGCGAGCGGTCGATCGTTCTTCTGCCGAGCGCGGCCGGGGAGCCGAAGCCGACGCTGGCGTTCGTGGCTAGGTCGGAGCGCGGCGGGCGTGGTCTGACCGGCATGCGGGTCACCTACGACGAGGCGCTGTTCCTGAAGCCGTCGATGACCTCGGCGATGACGCCGGTGCTGTCGGCCAGGTCGATGACCGGGCAGGTGCAGCTGCGATACCTCGGCAGTCCGGGGCTGATGTCCTCGGCGGTGTGGCGGGAGATCCGCGACCGCGGCCGCGCCGGCAACGCGCAGGCGCTCGCGTGGATCGAGTGGTCCGCGGAGCGCGAGCCCTGCGAGGACCCGCACTGCTCGCACGTCTACGGCCGGGTCGAGGGTTGCGCGCTGGACCGCGAGCATCTGATCCGGCAGGCGAACCTGGCGGTGGACCGGCGGATCGACATCCGGTTCGTGATGCGCACCGAGCGGCAGTCGCTGACGCCGGCGGACTTCATGCGAGAGCGGCTCGGCTGGTGGGACGACCCGCCGGCCGGCGACGGTCCGTTCGACCTCGAAGCGTGGGCGGAGCTGCAGCATCCCGGCACGAAGGAAGGTCGCGCGCTGCAGGTGTCCTCGGCGCCGGTCATCGCGGTCGAGGTGGCCAAGGACCGGTCGGAGTCGACGATCGCGTGGGCGTGGCCTGTCGGCGACAAGGGCCACGGGGAGATCGTCGAGGAGCGGCCCGGAGTGTCGTGGGTGCCCGCCAGGCTGGGCGAGCTCGCCGAGCGGTACGGCTGCGGGCTGGTCGTGCTCGATATGGACACCCAGGCGAAGACGCTGCTGGACCCGATCGAGCAGGACCTCGGCTTGGCGGTTCTGCAGGTGAAGCTGGCCGATCGTGCGGCGGCGTGCTCGAGCTTCGAGGACGCGGTGCGCGACGGAACCGTCTCGCACAACGGAGATCCGGCGATCTCGACGGCGATGGAGGCAGCGACGTGGCGGGACCTTGGCGACGGCCTGCGAGTGCTTTCGCGGAAGTACTCGACGGGGTCGATCCGGTCGCTGTACGCCGTGGTCCTCGCACTGCACGGGCTTGGGCAAGACCTCGCCTACGACGTCCTGGACTCGGTGGGGTGACGACGGCCATGGACGTGGCGGGCCTGGCCGGGCTGGCGGTCGCGGCCGGGGCGGCGTGGTCGTGGCCTGCAGGCGTGGCGGTCGCGTCGGTCGAGGCGCTGGCGGTGTCGTGGCGGCTGAGCGCGCCGGCGTCCAAGAGCGGGGAGGAGGTCGGGTGAGCATCCTGTTCTCGCAGCGCGAGGCGTCGAGCCCGGAGCAGCACCTGTCTCGCTCGGCGCGCGATCGCCGCCGCGGCAACCTGAGCCAGGCGAACCGGGTGTCGGCGGTGTGGGCGTGCCGGCGGCTGCGCGCGGACCTGATTTCGACGATGCCCATCGACGTCTACCGCAAAGCCGCGGGCGTGCAGTTCCCGGTCGCGACGCCGCCGGTGCTCGAGTCGCCGGACGGCGAGGTCGACGTCACCGAGTGGATGTACTCCTCGCAGTTCGACATCGACGGGCACGGCAACACGTTCGGCCTGATCCGCGAGGTCGACGCGTTGGGCCTGCCGCGGCGGATCGAGCTGCAGCCGGTCGAGACGTGCTCGGTCCGGATGCGCAAGGGCGTGAAGAAGTACGTCTTCGGCGGCAAGGAGTACGACCCGAAGGACGTGTGGCACGAACGCCAGTTCACCGTCTCCGGGCTGCCGGTCGGGCTGTCGCCGCTGGCGCACGCGGCGATGACGATCGGCCAGTACACCTCGGCGCAGGAGTTCGCCCTCGACTGGTTCTCCGGCGCCGGCATCCCGGCCGCCCGGCTGAAGAACACGGCGCGGCGCATCAACGACGGCGAGGCTCGCAAGGTCAAGGAGCGGTTCAAGGAGTCGGTCCGCAACGGCGACCTGTTCGTCCACGGGTCCGACTGGGACTACGAGATGATCGCCGTGAAGGCGAGCGAGACCCAGTTCCTCGAGGCGATGGGCGCGGGACTGCGGGACATCTGCCGGTTCCTCGGCGTGCCGGGCGACATGGTCGACGTCGAGACCTCGACGGGCACGATCACCTACGCGAACGTGACGCAGCGCAACCTGCAGCTGCTCGTCATGAACCTGCAGCCGGCGATCTACCGCCGCGAGCGGGCGCTGTCGACGCTGACCGCGAAGCCGCGGTTCGTGAAGCTCAACACCGACGCCGGCGTCATGCGGATGGACCCGAAGTCCCGCGCCGACCTCAACGAGGTACTGCTGCGCTCCAAGCAGCGCACCGTCACCGAGGTCCGCGAGAAGGACGACCTGCCGCCGTACACCGACGAGCAGATCGCCGAGATCCAGGCGATGACCACCACCAAGGCGACCGAACCGGTCCCCGTTCCAGGAGGGAAGGCGGCATGACGAACGAGCGCATGCGGGAGGCCGCGACCGCGCGGGCGCTGGGCGTCCAGGCGCCGACGAACCGGCCGTCTCAGCGGCGGTCGCAGCCCGACGAGGGCGGCGGCCTGGCCGCGGTCCGCGGCCGGCTGTCGAAGCGCGGGGCGGGCGACGTCGTCGAGCAGAACGGGCTGCGCGGCGTCCTGGTCGGCGGCCTGGCCTGCGTCACGAACTTCGGCTACGAGATGTGGGACTGGTACGGCCCGTACGAGGAGATCGTCGCCCTCGATGCGTTCGACATCACCCTCGCCGCGGACCCGCTCGTCGAGTTCACGGTCAACCACGGCGCCGGCGGCGCGCTGCCGATGGCGCACACCCGCAACTCGACGCTGCAGCTGCTCGCGCTGAAGGAGGGCGAGGAGACCGGGCTGGACTACACCGGCCTGGTCGACCACGAACGCAGCGACGTCGCGACGATGCTCAAGGCGCTCGAGCGCGGCGACCTCGCCGAGGCGTCGTTCAAGTTCCGGATCAACAAGGGCCGCTGGTCCGAGGACTGGATGACCTACACGATCCTCGAGGTCGACCTGCACCGCGGCGACGTGTCCGCGGTGAACTTCGGCGCCAACCCGGCCGCCACCTCCGAACTTCGCCGGCAGCCCGCCGCGTCCACGCCGCGGACTCTGTCCCGCGCCGTCGACCTCGCGCTGCTCGGCGACTGATCCACCCTCACAACTGCACCAACGCATCGCGTAGGAGCCCGCGGGCCTCAGTGCCCCCGCGTCACCGCCCGGCGCCGGAAGCCACCAATCCGACGACCGAGGAGGTCACGTGTTCACGATCACCCAGATGCTCGCGAAGATTCGCGGCGACATCGCGGCCCGCATGAGCACCCGCAATGCGCTGGCCGTCGAGCTCGAGGGCATGCGCTCCCTCGAGGACAACGACGAGAACCGCGCGAAGGTCGAGGCCAAGGTCGCCGAGCGCGACAAGGTCAACGCCGAGCTCCGGGACCTGCAGGAACGCGCGGCCGCGCTCGAGGTCGCCGAGGCCGAGGAGCGCGCCGCGATCGAGGCCGCGAACCAGCCCGGCACCGACACCGGCGTCGAGCCGCCGAAGCGCGGCTACGACCAGCAGGGCCGCGTGCTCGGCGAGCCGCTCACGTACACGCGCGAGAGCGCGAAGGAGGGCCGGTCGTTCTTCCAGGACGCCTACAACTTCCAGTACAAGTCCAACCCGCACGCCCGCGAGCGCCTCGAGCGGCACGGCCGCGAGAACGAGGACAACCAGTCGCAGCGTGCTGCCAACACAGGTTCGTTCGCCGGTCTGATCGTGCCGCAGTACCTGGTCGAGCAGGCCGCGCTCGTCGCCCGGGCCGGTCGCCCGACGGCGAACATCGTCACCAAGCTCGAGCTTCCCGACGACGGCATGACCCTGGTGATTCCGAAGGGCACCACCGGCTCGACCGTCGCCTCGCAGGCGACTGAGAACACGAACGTGTCCAGCACCGACCCGGTCTACACGAACATCAACGTTCCGGTCGTCACCATCGCAGGCCAGGTCGACGTGTCCCGCCAGTCGCTCGAGCGCGGCTCGGGCACCGACGAGCTCACGTACCTCGACCTCGCCGGGGCGTACGCCGTCGAGCTCGACCGCCAGGTCCTCGTCGGCACCGGCACGAACAACCAGTTCCTCGGCATCTACAACACTGCCGGCGTGAACCAGGCGACCGCGTTCGCCGCGGCCGCGACGCCGCAGACGATGTACACGAAGACCGCGGGCCAGCTCAACGCCATCGAGACCACGCGCTTCCTTGCGCCGACGGTCATCGTGATGCACCCGCGTCGTTGGAACTGGCTGCTGACGCAGTTCGACGCGCAGAACCGGCCGCTGGTCATCCCGAACACGAACGGCCCGTTCAACGCGCTCGGCGTCGCGAAGGAGCCGATCGACACCCCGTCCTCGATCCCGGTCGGCTGGATGCTCGGCCTGCCGGTCATCACCGACGCCTCTGTGCAGACCGCGCAGGGCACCGGTCCGGAAGACGTCATGTACGTCATGCGCGTCGAAGACCTCCTGCTGTGGGAGGACGGCGACGGCATGCCGAAGGAGCTCCGCTTCGAGCAGACCCTCGGCAATCAGCTGACGGTGAAGCTCGTCGCCTACAACTACGCCGCGTTCACCGCGGCCCGTTACCCGACGTCCGTCGGTCTCGTCGGTGGCAACAGCGGCGCCGGCTTCGGTCTGGTCGCGCCGACCTTCTAACCCGATCTGGTCGTGGCGGGCGGTGCCCTCCGCGCCGGCCGCCGCGTCCGCCCCACTTCACAGGAGGAACGCATGGCAGTCGAGATCGACAAGGACGTCGCCGCGAACTACGAGCAGATCCACAAGGAGCGCGGCATCTCGTGGGAGCAGCTCGCCGAGAGCGTCGAGGCCAACGACAAGCAGCTCGCCGCGTGGATGCGCGGCAAGGCCGCCGAGGAGGACGAGCGGTCCTCGGCCGACGCCCCGAAGGCGCGGAAGGCTGCCGCTCCGACCAGCACCGCGTCGGGCGACGAGGGCGACGCCAAGAAGTAGCCGGACGGGGTCCGGCGGCAATCCAGCCGCCGGGCCCCTCCACCCAGGAACCGAGAGGAGGCGGGCGTGCCGGGACTGTGCAGCGTGGCCGAGGCCAAGCAGCAGCTTGGCAAGACCAGCGGCGTCGACGACGCAGAGCTGCAGACCTACATCGACGCCGTCACCGGCTCGATGGAGGGCTACTGCGGGGCCGTACTCGCGCGGGCGGTCACCGAGTGGCACAACGCGTGCGGTCCGGCGATCCACCTCGACGAGCGCGTCGCCTCGATCACCTCGGTCACCGCGTACGACGGCGCGACCCCGACGACGTTCACCGAGGTGGCCGACCCCAGCACGGTCGTGGCGAACAGCTACATCCGCGACGGCCAGGACCTCGTCCGACTCGACGCCTCCGCGTTCTCCGGCCGTGTCCGCGTCGTCTACCAGGCGGGCATCGCCGTGGTTCCCGCCGAGCTCAACCTCGCCTGCCGCCTGATCGTGCAGACGATGTGGCGCACGCAGAACGGCGGCGCCGGGCTCCCGCAGCTGTCGGACGAACCGACGGTCACCGTCGATGGCTTCGATATGCCGATCCCGGCCCGCGCGCTGTTCCTGATGAACAACTACGAGCGCCTCGGCGGGTTCGCGTGACGTCCTCCCGCATCCCCGCCGTCGTCGACGCCCTGCTGTCGGTGCTCGGCGCCGCACTGCCGGGCATCGAGGTCCGCGACGGCGCACCGCTGCAGCTGGAGGACGAGCCCTCGTCGCTGTACGTCGGCGCCGACGAGGACGGCAGCGAGTTCCTGTGGGAGCAGGACTGGGCCGGCATGAGCCACGCGTACCGCGACGAGGAGTTCACCGTGCCGTGCCTGCTGTGGGTCCGGACCGGCGACAACAACGTCAAGGCCGTGCGCGATCAGCTGTTCGGGCTGTTCGCGACCGTCGAGGCCACGCTGCGCGCCGACACGCAGCTCGGTCTCGACCCCACCTGGAACGTGCGCGCCGACGTCGCACCCAGGTCGTACTCCCAGCCCCAGGTCCCCGACGGGGTCGTGTGCAAGGCGAGGTTCGGCATCCGCGTGTTCGCGAGGATCTGAGAGGTCATCACATGAAGTTGCGCAACGTAAGCGCCGACGCACTCGAGGTGCGAGTGCTCGGCCGAACGGTCGAGCCGGACGAGGTCGTCGAGATCCCCGCCGGCGTCCTCGAGACGTACCCGTACCCGGACGCCTGGCCCGATTCGCTGTGGGCCGCGGTCGGCGGCGCCAAGAAGTCCACCGAGAAGACCGAGAAGGGCGAGTAGCAGATGGGTGCCTACAGCGGCGGCGTCGCCAGCCAGTTCGGCTACAAGGCCGAGAGCGTCTACGGGACGCAGGTCGTGGTCGACAAGTTCCTCGACATCCTCGACGGCGGCCCCGAGCTCGACCAGCAGTGGGCCGACGGCGAAGGCCTCTACGCCGGCGGCGCGTACATGCGCGCGACCCGGTCGGTGCAGACCACCCGCTCGGGCAAGGCCAAGTTCTCCGGCTGCATCACCGGCAAGAACTGGGGCACGTTCATCCGGCACATGCTCGGATCAGCGTTCGCGACCCCGGTCCTGATCGCCGGCTCCGCGTACCGGCAGACGCACCAGGTCGGCGCGACCGACGGGATGTCGCTGACGTGCCAGTTCGGCATGCCCGAGGTCGCGGCCGGCGTCGTCCAGCCCTTCACGCTGATCGGTGCGAAGTGCGCCGGGTTCGAGCTCAAGTGCTCGAAGGGGCAGTTCCTCACCGCGGACATCGACCTGATCGCCAAGGACGAGCTGACGCTGGCCACGACGCCGGCGTCGAACGCGCTCGCGGCCGCGGCGTACGGCACCCCTCAGGAGGGTTTCACCTGGAACCAGGCGGTGCTGAAGATCGGCGGAACCGCGTCCACCGGCTCGGGCCGCGTCTCGATCGCCGGCGGCACGACCGTCGCCGCGGTGTGCAACGGCTTCTCGCTGAAGCACTCCAACGAGATGAACGCCGACGGCTATGGCACCGGCGCGACCTGGTCTCGCGAGCCGAAGTCGAAGCGGCCCAACACCTCGCTCACGCTGAACAACGAGTTCAACACCCGCGCCGAGTTCTACGACCCGTGGCGCGCGGGCACGGTCGTGCCGGTGCAGATCACCTTCACCGGCTCGACCATTTCCGGCGCGGACAAGTTCCTCGTCGACATCATCGCCAGCGCGACCAAGCTGCGGAAGGCGCCGCCGAAGTTCAACAAGGACGACCTCGTCGGCCAGGACGTCGAGCTCATGCTGTTCTCCGACGGCGTGAACTCGCCGCTGCAGATCGAGCTCGTCTCGACCGACTCCGCAGCGCTGTAGGGGAGGGCCGATGCTGAAGGTCACCCTCAACGACGGCCGGGTGTTCGAGATCGACCTGGCGGCGAGCCTTACGAACGTCGAGGCGATGGCGGTCGAGCGGGCCACCGGCTGGGACGGCGCCGAGATCCAAGAGCGTCTCGACAAGGGGTCCGCGCTGGCGTTCACCGCGCTGGTGTGGGTGCACGCGAAGCGGCAGGAGCCGACCCTGCGCTTCGGCGACGTCGAGTTCGATATGTCCGCCGTCGTGCGCGACGAGCCGCCGGCGGAGCTCGAGGCGGAGGCGCCGGACCCTTCGGTGCCGGGCTCCGACCCGGACCCCCTAGCCGCGCATCCCTGATCGCCAGCTACAAGCCGCTGTTCTCGCACCTGTTCGGACTCAGCCCGGTCGAGCAGGACCACATGCTCGTTGAGGAGTGGGATTCCTACCGGCGCTGGGCCGACGACCACGTCAAGAAGCTGAACGGGAAGGGGTGAGCATGAGCGACGTCGACATCAACGTGGACGAGCTTCTCGCCCTGTCCAAGGCGCTGAAGGGCTGGGACAACGAGCTGCGCAAGGAGCTCCACAAGGGCCTGCGCGACGCAGCGAAGCCGCTGATCCCGGTCGTGCGGGAGGCGCTGCGGCAGACGTACCCGAAGCGCGGCGGCCTGAACGAGCGGATGGCGAAGGCGAAGATCCGCACCCAGTTCCGCACCGGACGGGACGCCGGAATCTCGTTTGTCGTGACGGGGCTTCAGATCCGGCTCGGCGAGCAGTACGGCACCATCCGACACCCCGTGTTCCCGGATACCAGCAAGCCCCGGCGGGAGTGGACCTGGGTCGCGCAGCAGCTCGAGACCGGCGCGATCAAGCGGGCCGTCGACGACAACCTCGAGCTGGTCGTACCGGGCGTCACCGCGACGCTCGAGATGGTGACCGGCCGTGCCCTCGGGCGCTTCAAGGGCGGAGGTGGGGAGTAGATGGCGGCGGCAGCGGCAATCATCGACATCGTCGCGCGCGACCGGGCGTCGGACTCGTTCCGGCGGGTCGGCGACGCGGCGGGCGGCGCGGGCGACAGCGCCAAGAAGAGCGCGGCCGGGTTCGGGTTCCTGGGCGGTGTCGTGGGCGGGTTTGCCGTCTCGGGCTTGGCCGCTGTGAAGGACTGGGCCGGCGGCGCGGTCGACGCCTTCGCGGCCGTCGAGGACGCCACCGCCGCGGCCGGGGTCCAGTTCGGCGGCGCGACCGACCAGGTGGTCAAGTTCGCCGAGGACGCGGCCAAGAACTTCGGCCTGTCCAAGCAGGCCGCCCTGGACGCGCAGAACGAGTTCGGCACCTTCGGCAAGGCCGCCGGGCTCCAGGAGGCCGAGCTCGCGAAGTTCTCCCAGGGCCTCACCGGCCTCGCGGGCGACCTCGCCTCGTTCAAGGGCACCAGCACCGAGCAGGCGATCAACGCGATCGGCGGCGCACTGCGCGGCGAGACCGAAGGCATGCGCGCCTACGGCGTGCTGCTGTCCGCCGACGCGATCGCCGCCGAAGCGCTGAGCTCCGGTCTGGTCAAGGCGAACAAGGATATGACCGCGATCAAGGCCGCGAAGTTCGCCGCCGAGGAGGCGCAGCGCGCGTACAACAAGGCGGTCAAGGAACACGGCGAGGACAGCAAGGAGGCCGAGAAGGCCCAGATCGCGCTAGAGCAGTCCGAGAAGCGGCTCGGCAAGGCGATGGAGGGCAACAAGCCGCAGCTGACCGACCAGGCAAAGCTGATGGCCACCCAGCAGCTCATCTACAAGGCCACCGGCGACGCGCAGGGCGACTACGCCCGCACGTCCACCTCGACGGCGAACACGCAGAAGACCCTCGAGGCCGAGACCCTCAACGCGCAGGCGGCGCTCGGCGCCAAGCTCGCGCCGGCGCTGACGTTCGTGCGCAACCTGAAGCTGCAGTTGATCCGAACGGTCACCGACCTCATCGCGAAAATCGACACGGTCGTGGGGTTCGTGCGGTCGAACCAGACCACGTTCGTCGTTCTGGCCGGCATCGTCGGTGCGGTCGTCATCCCGGCCCTGATCCGCATGGGCGTCCAAGCCGCGATCGCCGGCACCCAGATGGTCGTCTCCGCGGCGAAGCAGGCCGCGGCGTGGGTGATGCTCGGCATTCAGTCGAACCTCGCCGCGATCAAGATTGCGGCTTCCTGGCTCATCGCCATCGGCCCGGTCGCTCTGGTGATCGCCGCCGTCGTGGGCCTCGTCGTCCTGGTGGTCAAGAACTGGGACAAGATCAAGGACGCTACCGCCGCGGCCTGGAAGTGGGTGACCCGCAAGGTCGGCGACTCGGTCGAGTGGCTGAAGAACCTGTTCCTGAACTTCACCGGACCCGGCCTCATCATCAAGCACTTCGACAAGATCGTGGCCGCGGTGAAGGGCATGCCCGGCAAGATCGCGGACGTCGCGCGCGGCATGTTCGACGGGATCAAGGACGCATTTCGAGGCGCGATCAACTTCGTCATCGACGCCTGGAACGGCCTCGAGTTCCGTATCCCCGGCTTCGACCCGCCCGGCCCTGGGCCAAAGATCGGAGGGTTCACTCTCGGCGTCCCCGACATCCCCCGGCTCGCCGAAGGCGGCATCGTCGACCGCCCCACCGTCGCGCTCATCGGCGAAGCCGGGCCCGAGGCCGTCATCCCGCTGTCGCGCGGCGGCGGGCGGCTCGGCGGCGGAAACGTGTACGTCGACGCCCGTGGAGCGCTCGACCCCGTCGCCGTCGGCCGCGAGGTCGACAAGGCGCTGCGCGCATTCAAGCAGTCCGGCGGCCAGCTGGTGACGGGCTAGCCGTGCCCATCCCGACCGTCACCCTGCGCGGCGACCTGACCTCGAACTTCGGGGTCGCGCCGACCTGGACGGACTACACCGCGTGGCTCGAGCTCGGCCGCGACGGGCAGCCCATCGACATCACCTGGGGACGGCGCGACAAGGACTCCCAGGTACAGGTCACCACCTTCTCGTTCATCCTCGACAACACCGACGGTCGCTTCACCGTCGGCGCCTCGATCGTCGAGACGAAGGCGCGTTTCAACGTGCGCGTCACCGTCGGCGGCAACACCTACGACCGGGCCACCGGGTACGTCGAGTCCGTCGAGACCACGTGGCCCGGCAAGGCCGCCAACTACGCGCAGGTCCGCGTGAACTGCGTCGACGTCTCCCAGCGCCTCGCCGACGCGCAGCCGCTGCGGTCGCTGTACGAGTACGCCGTTCTGGCCGACAACCCCGGCGCGTTCTACCCGTGCACCGAGTCGTCGGGCCTGTCCGTCGGCAACATCGCCACGACTATCCGGCCGTCCGGGCAGATCGTCACGACGAAGTTCGGCGCCGAGGCCTACCAGCTCGGCGACGAGCCACTGATCTACGACGAGGCGACGTCCTTCGGAGCGAGCTGGTCGCAGAACCCCGGCGACAAGAAGGGCGCCGCGATCCGGATTCCGTACAACGCCCTCGGATCGACCTTCACGGCCGAGATGGTCTTCGCGTGCAGGCAGGTCAACCAAGCCGTCTCGCAGTGCCTGTTCGCCCTGACCGACCCGGAAGGCCAGTCGAACCGCCTCGGCGTGTTCGTGGTGCCTGGCTTCGCCTACGCCACGTTCTCGTCCGACCAGGGGAGCACTCCCACGGCGAGCGGAAACGGGAACTGGCAGGACGGAGCGCCTCACCACCTGGTCGTCACGATGAGCGGCCCCACACCCACGCTGTCGATCTGGATCGACGGCGTGATGATCGGCTCGGCGGCGGCCCCGGGCGGCCACACGGTGACCAGGTTCGCGAGCAGCTACCCGCTGTTTGGGATGCCGACGTTGAACCCGGTCTTCGAGTCCTACGCCTTGAACGGGCGCATCGGCATGCTGGCCCTGTATCCGGGCGTCGTCCTCAACTCCAGCCAGATCGCCAACCACTTCGCCGCATACACCGGGCAGCAGGGCGAACGATCCGACCAGAGGTTCAGCCGCATCGCGGCCCTGGGTGGCATCACCACCAGCGGCCTGCCGGTCGGCCAGGCACTAATGGGTCCTCAGATCGTGTCCGGGCGACCCGCGGTGGACGTGCTGCGCGAGGTCGCCCGGACGGAGAACGGGCCGCTTCTCGTCACGGGCGCGGGCGACCTCACCTTTCAGTCCCGCCTGGCGCGATACAACCCGGTGGCTGCGTTCTCCGTCGCCGCCTCCGAGATCGACCCCAACATCGTCGTGCGCAAGGACCGCGACGGCCTGGTCAACGACCAGACCTACCAGCGGTTCCGGGGCGGCCAGCAGCGGCACTTCGACCAGACCTCGATCACCGCGTACGGGCGACGCGAAGGGCCGGGAGGCACCGTCGCGCCGTCAACCGACGAGGACGCCCGCCAGCACGCCGCGTGGGACGTCGCCACCGGCAAGGACCCACGGATCCGGCTGTCGACCGTCAGCCTCGACCTGCTGTCGCAGCCGACGACGTCGCTGGTGCAGTCGATCCTCGCGGCGACCGTGTCGACGCCGTTCACCGTCACCGGCCTGCCGGCGCAGACGCCGGGCGGAACCAGCATCGGCCTGTTCGTCGAAGGCGCCCACGAACAGATCGGCCCTACGAACTGGTCGGTGGAGCTCTTCACGTCGCCGACCGCGGCCGTTCCCGCGACCCTGCGCGCGGACGCGGCACCGAGCGCGCTGACCAAGTTGGACGTCGGAATCAAGGTGGGGTTCTAGGTGGACGAGGACGTCAGGATCTGCGACGAGCCGGGCTGCTCCGAGCCGGCGGCCGCGCAGTGGTCGGTCGACTGCGACGGCACCGCAGAGGAGTGCGAACGCGGCCGCGCCGTCGCCCTCCAGACGGTCGACCGCGCCGAGCGCAGCCGCGTCGAGCAGGTCGCCGCGCTGGACGAGCTCGAGGCCGAGGTCCTCGCCCGAGTGACCGAAGGCGGTCCGGTGGCCACGGCCGACGAGCGAGCCCGCGCGGCCGAGCTAGTTGCCGAGGCGCAGCGCCAGGAGCTTGCCGCGGCCAAGGCTGCCAGCGAGGCCGCCGGGCGGGCGACGGACCACACGCATCCGCGATTCGGGTGCGTCGAACACGGGAGGCGCTAACCATGCCCATCACCACGCCCTACGTGTTCACCGCCGGCGACGACGCCACGTCCACTCGGCTGAACACGCGTTCGTCGGCGATCGCCGAGCTGCAGTCGCCGCCGCGATGCCACGCCTTTCAGGCGGCGGCGCAGTCGATTCCCAACGGTGCAGCGACCGCTGTCCTGCTCGACACCGAGCAGGTCGACACCGATGGCATCCACTCGACCGCGGTGAACACGTCCCGCATGACGATCGTGACGCCCGGCAGGTATCGCTGCATCGCGCAGGCGTCGTTCACCAGCAACGCGACCGGACGCCGCGAAGTTCAGCTGACCCGCAACGGCTCGCTCATCGCGATCCAGCGGCTGCCGACGGTCAGCGGCTCCAACACCAACATCCAGGTCACGAACGAGATCCTCTGCGTCGCCGGCGACTACATCGAGATGGTCGTCGAGCAGAACTCCGGCGGCGCCCTGAACATGAACACCGGCTCGAACGGCACCTACCTCCACGTCGCGTGGGTCGGACTGGTGTGAGTGGGAGGCCTTGGGTGGATGAACACTTCGACGATTCGAGAGCTGGCGCTGCTGGCGGCGGGCCTGGCGGTCACGGCGACGGCGCTGCGAACGCGCCCACCGGACCAGGGTCTGCTGGCGGTGGGAGTGGGCCTGCTGGCGGGAACGGGGGCGGTGGCCCGGCGCGGATCCGGTGGATCGGAATAGCCGCCGCGGCCGCCGCCCTCGCCCTGGTCCTCGCGCAGATGGCCTCGGACGTCACGGGCAACTCCGAACGCACCGAGCGCCTCGAGCGGATCGTGCCGAAGGCCGACGACCTGAACCGGGTCAACGAGGCCGTCCGCGGCGTCCAGGACGCCATCGCCGACATCCCCACACCGACGACGACGGTGATCCCCGGGCCGCCCGGTGCACCCGGCCGGCCCGGCCAGGTCGTCACCGCCCCGCCGCGCACCGTCGTCGTCACCACACCGGCCCCGGCCGCCCGGGCGGCCCCCCCCCCCCCCTGCGGGCGGGCAACCC